TCATAGTAATACCTTTCATAATTGTTAGTATAATTCTGAATTAAGTAAAAGTCTCTTAAGTATCTAGAAACAGAAGGATGAGATTTACCTAAGTAATTTCCTATAGATTTTATACTCATTTCTTTATACTGTATTCTAGCTATATTAGAGAATATGATTCTAGCATTTATATTTTTTATTTTACTCTCTGGATTCTTTACATCTATATTAGTATGAAATAGTATTTTATCTCTTACGTAATCTAGATCTTTTATTTGTTTCTCTGTCATAGTGTTCCTGTTATAGTGAAATCATTTACATCAAAGTCATCTCTATTGTAATCGTTATATATGTCTATTGCTCTTTCTACTTGTTCCTCTCCTACTTCATAGAACTCCTTAGAAACATCCCATACAGCTATGTCTAAGTTCTTTTTATCTATGCAGAGGAATTTAAAGTCCTTATAGCTACAGTTGAATAATTGGCAGTAGATATACACTTGTAAAAAGTAGCGAAACTTATATGCGGATCTATTAAAGTTTCTTACATCAATTGTAGTTTTTAGATCTACTATCCCTCCTTTGTTTTTTAAGATGTCTGCCTTAGCTCTAAAAGGATATCCAAATATTTCTCCTACTGATGGTATTTCGGTTCTACTGTCTCTCATTAGTTCCATAGCTCTAGAGTTTTTACTCATAGCATCTACTAATCTCTCACAGTCATTTCTTTCTTTTGCAGTAAATACATCTGGATACTCTGCTGCAGCTTCTTTAAACTTTTTAGAGTTTTTACTTTGCACCTCTACAAATACAATATCATCCAGCTTTTCTGGCTCTAAGAGGTAGGTATGGAAAAGCCACCCATCTCTTAAGGCTTGAGAGCTTGACTCATTCCCATACTTCATAGCGTAGTGATAGCTCTTAGGACTATCTAATAATAGTTTTAAGTTGCTAGAGGAAAAAGCTGCTTTACCTAAGTAGCCATAGTAGAACTCATCTGAATAAGAATTATCAATTAGTTCCTGTTGATCGTGGATAGTATTATCAAGTAGTTTTATCTTCATTATGTTTATTTTCGCATTGGCTTAGCCTTACTTTAAAAGCTTCTATCTTAAGATACATTTGAGTAAATAGTTTTTCTAGCCTAGCTATTCTTTGCTGTTGGTTTAGTTTCTTTGGTTTCATAAACTATCATCTATATATTTAGATTTTTTATTTGTTCTACTATAATAGTTAGTTTGACTTCCTTCATCACAAGCTATAAACTTAACTTTATCTGTAGCTGGTTTTAGCTTATACCATTTGCCATACTTATTTTTTCTCCAGAGAGACTTCATACTATTGCGTTATCTAATTGCTCTATTAAATGTCTTAACTCGCTTCTCTCAAACTTACCAGTAATCTCTGCATTATAAGTCTTAAAAGTTAGATGATACATATCCTTCTCTGCTTCGTGTTTATTTTCTACTTTACCTAAGTACTCTATCTTTAAATTGAATTTCATATTGATTTGCTTTAATAATTTACTTCTATAAAATTAGCTATTTCTTTACAATCTTCACATCTACTTGTCTCTCTCCATCTACCAGCTCCACAGCACTCTGAGACTTCCCTCCATTTATCTGGAGGAAGATTCTTAGATCTAATCCAATCTCTAATAGGTTTAGGTAGCCTAAAAATCATACTTGATCCTAACTAATTGCCACCATTTTAGATGCTCGTATTCTTCTTCTGTAAAGACAAATACTCTTCCTTTACTATTTATTATACAGTGTAACCCAGTTGCAGTTATTTTATGTTCCATTATTCGTTATATTTAATTAATAATTCTTTTATTTCTTCTAATTGATTCGCATCAAAGAGATTATAAATATCTACCCCTCTGACAAAAACAGAATGTAGATACACTTCTGGAGCAGATCCTACATAGTCATAGGTTTGCTCTTCTCCTTCTTCATAGTCATACTCTACCCAAAGTTCTATATCGTTATAATCAATCTCTGTTTGCATCAATCCTTAGTTTTAAGTTATCTTCTTTTAGTTTCTTTAATTGAGAATCTTTTACCATAAGCTTTATCTCTAAAGAATTAGTGTAAGTATACATCTCATAAAGACATTTAGCTAAACTATCTAAGATTTTTGTATCTGGCTTAGCCTCTTTCCATTTGACAAACTGCTCAGCTAGTGCAGAAAAATTAGCTTCAAACAATTGTTTCTCTAGTAAGTTCATTTAATAAATATTTATACTAAATGTTCCACGTGGAACAATATTGATTGTTGATACTTAATAGCTTGTTCTAGACTAGAAAAATAATGCTGTTCTAGATCTCCGTTTTTAATGACATCAAGTTGAAATGATGTTCTTTCTTTGTTTGTTCTTAATCTTGTTTTCATTGTTCTATAAATTAATTTACCGCAATATACAAAAATTGTTCACTATTTACCAAATTTATGAACACTTATCTTTAAAGTAGTCATCCCACACACCATCCTCATCCTCTTGGTATCTATTAATAATAGAGGCTTGAGATTCCTTTAACATATAAACTTCCTTAGATACTTTAGTCTTATCCCACATTGTAGTTTTAGGACAGGCTTTATCATCTATAGTAGGCATTTCTATTTTATTTAACCAGTAGAGATAATTACCTTTAGGATCATTAACAAAGTATAACTTAACCACATCCTCATCTAAACTCATTAGCCTATCGTATTTAGCTTTCTCTAGCATTTTAGTTTCATAGTACTTATTTCTAGCCTTGATTTCTACAACAGCTCGGTATCCTTTTGGTGTATATCCTCTAGCATCATAGAAGGTGTTTTCATTTCCACACCATTCTAAATTCCATCCATCTAGATTTAGCAGATTAATTAAAGCTTTCTCGTATTTCTCTATATTCATTCTGTTGGTTTTTCTATAGAACTCCAGTGGTTATTTAGTTCTTTTATCCATTGTTGGTATCTGCTCTTATTACAGGTGCAAGGTTTCCAATACTTTTTATTAAATATATCTGCATAGTATTCAGCTATCATATTAACCTCTTTAGCTGATATCTTACTAGAAGTAGACTCTCTAAACTTTGCCCAGTTATTGTATTGCTTTAAATTCATTTTCTATCAAAATAATTATCCAGGTAGTCTCTTCTCTCATCACAGCCACAGTCATCTCCAAATATCTTTTTTACGATCCACTGAATACCTACAGCTCTAAAGATCTTCTCCAGGAATGTCCCTATTTTCATTGATTTGTTTTTTAATATGTTTTACTGTATTATATAAAGAATAATAACTTATACCTGTCTCTCTAGATAATTGAGTTATCTTTTTACCATTCTCAAACACCTCTTCATATATAGTTTTATAGTAAAGCTTTTTTAATACATCACTGTCATAGTCTACTGTATCTTCTTGGTAATTAATAGAATTAGATTCTAACCAAGTAGTAATTGCTTTTACTTTATCGTATTTATTATCTTCTATATACTCTTCATCTGCCATCTCTGGTAAATGATCTAGATCTAGAAACTCTATATTCTTTTCTTTTCTTTTAAGATCAAACACCATATTTCTTAATATAACGTAGCAGCCATAAAAATTAGGACTATCCTCATTATAAGAGTAGTCCTTATCTTGCATCTTTATATAAAACTCCTGGACAATATCTTTTGCTGTATCAATATTACATCCTAGCTCTAAGACATAGCCTATCCACAACCTATGATATTTAAAGAGTTTACTCAGCATCTCTTATGTATGTAAAAGAAATAAGTATTAGACCTAGCATAAGTTGGTAAATTACTCTTGTACCATCCTCTACCTCATCTTCATCATATAGGAATAAAAGACCGAAGCCAGTTATGATATGGAATTGTATAGCTGGATTATATTTGTCGGTTATTACTATAAGAAATATAAGTAGTAATATAAAAGCTCCAATCGTATAAATAACCATAACCTTAATTTTATCTTAAAGTTACAATTTTTTTTATACTTTTTTTAAGAACTCATTAGCCTTGACATCTTCACTTATTAATTTTACTATAGATTTACCATCTATTTCAAAGCCTACATTATTAATCATTGACTTTAATTTTATAGGCTCATCTAAGCTTGTAGGCTTACCTCCTGTCTCTACTTCTTTTACTTTCCTCACGTGGATATGGGTATACATCCAATCGCTAGGATGCTGAATATATCTATGTACTACCCAAAAGTCATCTGCTCTGTTTACAAACTTACCTCCTCCTTCTACATCACTAGCCATAGGAGGAATAGGATAACCGCCATACTGATGATCTATTCTATGTAGCATTCTTATAGCTCCAGTATTAGCGTGGACATTCAACCAAATAGTAATGTTATTGTTTTTGCAGAATAATCTAAATTCAGTTGTAGCCTGGTAATCGTATTCGTGTCCCCCTAAACTCTTCATTAGCTTCTCATCCTTTGCTAGTGAGTTGTAAGGATCAATCATAAATCCGTGATAGTCCCAAGCATTTTTATATTGTAATCCTAAATTAAGTAAGTCTCTATAAGTATAAAGCTTTTCTGAATCTATTATCTTAAAGTAGTTTGCTATAAAGTCTGTGCATTTAATAAATGTTTCTTCACTTATTTGCTCCAGTGGTTTTCTTGTTAAGTACTCTACCAGCTTTCTTATAATACTGTGTGGTTGATTCTCACTGGAAAATATTAACCATCTCTTTCCGTATTTAAGAGTGTAGCATAGCATTAAAAATAGTACTGCAGAAGTTTTACCTACATTAGCCTGTCCCAGTATTACATTAAAACCATTAGGTTTAAATCTTAAGTAATCATCTATCTCTGGTATGTCTAATCTTAATCCTTCTTTTACACTACCATTTCTTATCTGTCTTAGTTTCTCTAGTTGTTCGTTATAGTTTATTATCATAGTTCAAAAAAAAGGCTACCCATATAGAGTAGCCAAATAAACAAAATATATATTAGAAAGGCAAATCTGCTGTTTCTCTATCTGGCATATGTTCTTTAGAAGATACAGGATCTTTCTTAGGAGAATCATACACTCTAGCATAATACTTGTTAGGATCTTTACCAGATCTTAATACATCAAAAGTTAAATATCCTTTATTAGCTTCTGCTTTGTCTTTGTTTTTCTCTATCCATTCAGACATCTCTTTAGCATTGAAAGAAATATTAGTTACTATAAAATCTAGCTTAGAGCTTCTTGGGAATAGGAAGTTTAAAAATTCTATATTATTATCCATTGTTATTTAGTTATCCAGTTAAACATTATCTCAGCATCTTCTATTACAGACTGTACATCACTTGAAGCTCTACCAGCGTGAAGCTCTGAGGATGCTTTAATACAAGTCTGTTTAATAATAGATGTTTGTACATCATCTCTAGAGGTGTTAGGTCTAGAGTTGTTTGAGCTATAGTTTTTATTAGAGTAATCATCTCTAACTAACTTAGCATTCTTCATCTCTGCATTACTGACAGTATATTTTATACTATCTCCTACAGATGCTTTAAAATCTCCTTTAGCAAAGAAGGTAAAAGCTTGTCCATCTGCAAAGGTTACTAGGTATTTATTCATACCATTCCACTGACCATTAGTGTCAATGTACTTGATTCTTCCGTTTTTCATTTAGTTAAATTTAGTTATTATATAGGTTATTATGTTTCTCTCTTTCTAGCTGAATCTCAAGATACTCTATTCTTTTCTCTAAAGCTTGTATCCTAGCAAACAGATAGTTTTCCATCTCTAAAGATGAAACTCTTATTATATCTTCACTATGAGTCATACTCTTCAAAAAATTTAAAAGCATCTAAACTGTCAAATATAAAGTTCATTTGAACTACAGTTCGATAACTAAGATCTGTAATAAATTTATGTTCTTCTAGTTGTGAAGTTATATCTCCTACTAATAAAGGATATTTAGTATTAGATTCCTGGAGTTTTTGCCTATAGTGAGGCTTTAGTCTTTGTAGTAAATTCATATTGTTATCAATTAATTCACTTCAAATTTATATAAAATAATGTTAATATACAAATACTTAATAAAAAAAGAGCATCCCTAAGGACACTCTTCTCTGAACAATGATAACAAACTTAAACTAAGTTTACGCAAAAATAACCTATATTAACTTCTTAACCAAACTTTCATAGTGTTTTATTAAATCTATTAATTCAAAATCCGCTTGTTTTATTGTCTCTCTAGACTTCTGTAGCAACTCATCAGCTTTATCATATCCAAACTCTTTATTGAGATTCTGTGCAAAAACATACTGCTGCCCATATCTCATACAGTTACAGGCATAACACTGTGGTCTACAATTATCCTCATCCCATCTTAAGATCCTAGAAGCTCTACTAATAAAGTGTCCATTCTGCATCCCCTTACCTTTCCAATATGCCTTCTTATCACAAGTATAGCATTTTACTATACCATTTTTATCTGCATATTTTCTCCTAATATACTCACTGAATATAGCATCTAGCTTCTTTATAAGATTCTTTCTGGATATCTTTCTAGGCATAAACAAATATAATTCTAAAGTTTTAAAAAATAAATTTGGAAATTAAAAAGTATTTCTTTTTTTTATACTATATAGTACTATATGGTAGATACTATATAGATATTACTATATAGAAAATAATATATATATATATACTAAATAGTATAACTATAAAGTAGATACTATATAGTAACTACTTTTTCCAGTTTTTTGTAATTTTTTCTGCAGATCTCATACCAAAGTATCCGCCATAAACTAGAAGTAATAATGAAGATAATAAATCTATCCAATTAGAATCTATTTTAAAGCCTTCTAAGGAGCTATCTAGTATTATGTATATGAAAAGAGTAAGAGTTAGAAAAGCTAATGTTAGAGGTCTTATATTGCGTGTTAAATAACTATCAGTCTCATTATCGCTTACCCACCTTTTAGTGGTCTCCTCCATCTCTTTATTCTGCTGTTCGTGGATTAATTGCTGAAGTTTTATCTTATCCTCTGTAGATATGTTAGATTTTGTTATTTCGCTTATCGCTTCCTTAGGAGATACTACACCCTCTAGAACTTCCCCTAAAGCTGGATTAATAACTTTAGCAGCTCCTAATAATAGTTTTCCTACTGTGGTATCTTTAAATTTCTTTTTAGGCATTACCAGCGTGATTTTTTCTTTCTTATGTCATAATGTACGAAACCTCTTTTTTCATACAAACCTAGTCCCCCCTGTAGCATATGTCCCATATCTATAAGATCCTCTATAATAACAAATACCTCTGCTGGTTTTAAACTCTGTATAGTGATATCAGCAGCTTTACCTAATAAATGCTGTGATCGTTTAGATCCTTTAATGTTACTATTGTGTTTTTCACATCTCCATCCACTATTGACAGTTATAGGTCTACCAGTATAATCTCTTAAGAACTGAAGTTGACTAGAAAGTTTTATAATGTTTTCATACACCTCTAGAGGCATTTGACAATCGCATCCCTCTATATTGCCTTTACACTTAAATTCTTTTAACTTAAAGTTTTTTGTCATTCTTTTTATGATTAACGTATATTTTCTGTAACGTATACACAATAGAGGCTAGTAATAAAATTATCTTTAGACTATTCTCTACTTGTGTAAAACTAACACCTAAAGTGATAGCATTTAAACAAGCTACTTTCAAATCGCTTAGGCTCATATCATCAAACTCTTTAATAGGTTATTCCATTTAAGTATAAGCCAA